TTGGCTTTTGTGGTAACTTCGTCCCATGTTTGGGGGACAAACTCGTCAGCGTCTTTGATTGGGTCTGCAACCGGTGGGGTTAAGTCCGCAAACTTGGTGTTAACTTCCTCGGTGAATGAATCAATCTTTGTGTTGATTGCGTTAAATTGTTCTGTCAATTGCGTCGCCCATGCTGGGGGCTGATCTGCTACTGGTGGGTCTGCTACTGGTGGGTCTGCTGGTAATTGGTTTGGATCCATAGGTTACTCCTTTGATTAATTTAAAATTTGTGGACTAGGTTGTGGGGCTTCAGGAACTGGTTCGGACTGTTGCTGGTCTTGCTGTTCTACCTCTGCAACTTTGGCTTTAATCTTTTCTATATAGTCAACCAAATTGGTCTTTGCCTCTTCGTCCCATTCGTCATAATCGTCAGAACTAGTGAACTTTATTAATTCTTCGAGATAGTCGGGTTTTGGCATTTCGTCAACTGGCATGATCTCACCTTGGGCTATTTTTGTCAAATCGTATCTAGCACGTGCAGCTTGGTTGAATTGCGTGTCCTCCACATCAATCATTTCCATATACTGCTTAAACCCGTCAGTTTCGCCGCGCTTGAATGATATAAACCTTGCAACTCGTTCTTTTGGCGAATCATATCCCATGTCTTCATAGAATGTATAAGGGTCAGTGACTGCGCTGCCAATATTCTGCAATGCGTTTGACCTGCGTTCCGTTGGGTCGTTGGCGTTGGCTTTGACCATTAACTCCATTGATTCGCTAATGTCGTGATAAGATATTTCATCAACAGCAACTTTATTGTTGGGATCTTGAGACTTGATTTTACGATTTTGTAAATAAAATACCGATATCATTTGCATTGTCCACGCTGCCATTTCTGTAACAACTCGCTCCAATGTGTATTCAACAATATCATCAGATATAGCCAAATCACCTTCTCTAGTTATTTGCCTAGCAATACCGGATTCGTTGCCGGCACGTTCGCCTCTAGTTGTGCCATGCGTATTGAACATACTGTCCATATCGTTTTTGAGATTTTGGGTATCGTTATACAAGGCCATTGATGGTGGTTGGCCAACGATTGTAGTTATAACATCATTGATATTGCCACCGTCTGGGACAGTAAGTTTAATGCTTTCAGTCGGGTCTGTTAAAGCTTGATTGACTCTGCCTGCTTGTGAGTCTGTTAATGCGCCGTCAGCGAATATATATTTTGGAGAAGTTTTATCGCTAATTTCTGTGATTTGTCGGGTTCTGCGATTTAGCACTTGTTGGGTTTTTGCGGCCTGTTCGATTGGGACTGTACTGTCGTACACTGACTCTCCAGTATTTGTATAACTAAAGAATATAAATGGCTTACGTGGTTGATCAAAATAATTATGCTGTTCTACGGTGATCCCTGATTCTTCAAGCTTTGGCACGCCTGTGTAGTCGTAATAAACTGTTTTCTTAACTCCCAATATCTGTCTCTTAAATCGCCACGCTATGCCTTCATACAATTTGCCTTTAGTGTCGTACCATGAAAAATGTACCTCTTCATAAGTGATTCGCATTGGCACAGTTTTGCCTCTGCCTTGGGCTAGACGGTTAATCAATTCTTCTTTTTGGGGGAACTTTGATATCAGCAAATTTGTTGGTTCTGTAACGTACTGGATTATTATGTCAATGCCGTCTGCCGTAAAACCGTCATGCACAATTTGTGACTGGTCTGAGAACAATAAATTTTTAGGATCTATTAACTCAAATTTAACATCGCCATGCTTACCTTTGTTAGGATCCCATAATACTTTTATGCAGCCAATAAAATACAATTCGTGATGCCGTAAACCGTCCTTTAATAATCTTTTAATGGTGGAATTATCGATTGCATATCTCAATTTCTTTTCTACTTTTTTTGCTTTGTCTGATGAACCTGGCTTGTCATCTTCTGGTATCACTGTTATTTTTGGTAGTCTGCTAGTAGCTAGGACAATACGGTTCTCGGTGTTCCCAAACAATTTATTAATAGCGTGAGGTATTGACCCACTAGGTAATTTTGTAGTGTCAACTTGATCACCGCCCCACATCTTACGGTTAAAGGCTTGGCGCTCATCGATATTGTACTTTGACCTTACACCACGCCCCGAAGATATAGCGTTATCAATAAGCGTGTTTAGCTCGCTATCACTTATCGGTAATTCAATCTGATCAAAGTTGCTTATTTCCATGACTAGATTATATCATATCTAGTTTTGCAACGGACATATCGACCGTCTTTATTTTGATACTCATGTGGACATTGTACCGTTAAAGGTGCCTGGCTAGGATGCGCATTACCAACCATCAAAACATAAATACCTCTCGTAACTTCAAATGCTATCTTGCCGCAACAGATACATCTAAACATCATATGGCTGGGGTTGCTCTCGTATTTTTCCAAAATAACTATGATGTTGCGACTTGCATTTTTTGTTTGATCGATCATTCAGGCGATCCTTTCTTATGACTAGAGTTTACCATATTATGCCAGAAATTAGCAGTATTATATCCATTTTCAGTAACACTGATCATTTGTGGCTGTTCACTTGATGATATAACGCCTGCCATTGTGATTTTTTCACGTTTAACAAACGCTATCCCCATAGATAAAGCATCATAGCTGTGATCTTCCCCAGACTTATCAACTACTTCTGGGTAGTCTTCATCCCTGATTAACCCTGGTAAAGTCCTAATTAAATTTGCGCATGATGATAATATCTTTAAAAAGGTTCGCCCGTCTGATACTTCTAGCGCACTTTGGGTGACGGCAGCACGATTAGCCCTAGCCCCAGTTGATAGGGTCTTACCGCTTTTAATTATTAGGTCAGGGTTATAGTCTTTTATGACTTGAGCTATGGTTTTCTCTGACCCTTTATTGCTAAAACAGTCATGAGGCAATACTAAAAAATCTAGTTTTTCATATTTACGCCATGTAGCGATTGCATTGCCCCACCACTCAGGTGTTTTTTGAGTTGTGTATATTTCACGGTAAACCCAAAACGTCGGCCGTCTGTCGGTATCGTAGGTAATAGCTATCCACAACATACACGCAGGGTTAGTAAATCCCCAGTCAAAAGATGCTATTTTCGGAGCATTTTTTAATTCTTTTGGTAATGTTTCTACAACGTGGATTGTCGGATCCCATGACTTGAACATCTGGCCTACGAATGCGTCCCATGTACCAAATCGCCACGCCTTATATAAAGCAGGGTCTACTTTTTTCAAAGCCTCGATCCTGCCAATATATTTAGGGTCGTTGTGTTTTAATGTTGGGTTGTCATCAATTGTAGACGGAATAAATATTCTGATGTTCCCATCTTCATCTGTATACGGTACGTTTGGTGGGCCAACATCAATAAACCTACTTTTTACCCACGCGTCGCCTCGGTTGCCTGGGTTAGCAGTGGCCATTAGTCTTGCAGTTATATCAGGTTCTGATGAACGGTTGGCAGATAAAAGCATTAAATACAAATCTAGGGTTGGCAGCTGGGTCAACTCCTCAATTAAAATACGGTGGTACTCGCCACCCTGATACTGGTCTAGAGACCGAATATCTTTTAAATGCCCTGTGTGTATTTCTGCACCGCTATCAAATTTTAATACAGCAGGGTTCCCAACGACTTTTAAGCCTTGACCGGCAAACAGCCATTTGACACGCCTAATCCATTGCGCTAGATCTTTTGATGACTTACGCAAAACTAAACCATTATATTTCGGGTGATCCTTTAATTCAGTGATCCAAATAATGCCGGCTTCTGTTTTGCCACCACCCCTAGCCCCACCATACAATAATTCCCCAATGACATCAGGCTGGGCTAAAGCAAATTCTTGTGGCCCCTCGTGAGGTTTCCAGATCATAATGATTTAATAGTTTTATCAATTTTCTTTTTAACTTTATCAGAATATTTGGTCTTTGGCTGTTGGGTGTTATGCGGTACGTCGTCTTTCATTTTGAGTTTTTGTTTTTCTGATTCGTCATAGTATTGACCGGCTTGCTTTGGATATAGTCGCATAAACTCCAAATTAGGAATCATTTTTTTACTCGCTGGATCCCATACATGGGGTGGTAGATAATCACCTTTATGAATCTCATGTTGCTTACGTACCCTATCGCTTGTTCTTGTGATTAAACGACTTACGTTGCCCCCAACGCTTGCCCCCAAACAGACATGACAAAATTTAACCCCCTGATTAATTATCATTCTAGCGGTTACATTTCCGCATCTGCTACAGCCCACTGATGAACTCCGCCATGTTTGAGGCGTTTTCTCGTTGTAGCTCTCGTTCGCTTATGACTGGGCTTCTAGGTTTTTCAAACGTGACATTCACAGTAGGGATGATTTCTGGGAGCTTGCTTTTTGCATTTCTGTAACCTAAATAAAAACCTAAACCCAAAAGTCCAGGTGCTAATATACTACCTATCAAGAGTCCGATTACTATTTGCATGTTTGATTGTCTTTCTATATCCCCAAGTGACAACGTTTGCTTTGTTGCACTGTGGACAACGGATTATTTGATCCCCTGTTTTCTCAATGCTGACACATATATCAGGATGACACGACAGCTTAATAACATACGCTGGAGCGCTCCGTTTTTCTTCTTCATCAAGAAACTGCTTTATCTTTTTGTCGTTCATATAATACTAGTGTGTTAGATGTAAATATCATCATTGCAGAGCTTGTCGCGTTTAATATAGCGTTAATAGATACGTCAGCAGGGTCAACGATTCCAGATTCGATCATTTCCTTAATTGTGTTAGTAGTTACATCAATACCCTCGCTCAATGCCTTTGCATTTAATCTATGGCGTGCAACTTCTGCATTAATACCTGAATTGGACATTAAAACATTGAAAGGAGCTTTAAGCACTTGCTTAAATATTGAATTACCAATTGTGTCGTCTGCTAGTTTTTCGGATATGTTCAACATAGTAATGCCACCACCGGCAACGATACCACCACTGGCGGCTGCTTTAATCGCGGCTACAGCGTCAATCGCTCGCTCTTTCATTTCTTTAACTTCTGGCTCTGATCTTGCACCTATGTTAATAACTGCAATACCTGATGTTAATTTTGCGTACCGCTCGTTTAGCTTTTCACGTGATATATCTGGAGTATCTGGGCTGTCGGCTAACTGTTTGATGCTGTCAGCCCTTAATTTGATGTCTTCTTCTAGCCCTGCACCGCCAGTGATGACTGTATTGTCGGCTGTTGATTCAACGGTCTGCGCAGTACCTAAATGGTCAATGCTCAAATCTTGCCATGATGCACCGGCTTTTACGTCTATTAAGGTCGCACCAGTAACAACTGCGATATCTTTTAGGATCTCGGTTTGTTTGTCCCCAAAATCTGGAGCCTGAACGCATAAAGCTTTGATATTGCCGTTATTAACGTTAATTAGGATGTTGCCTAAAAACTCATCGCCAAACTCATTTGCGATAATGACAACATTCTTGATTTGGTGTTCTTGCACTAAATTAAATAATTTGACTAGATCTTGCTGTACGCTTGTGAGTGAGTGGTTGGTTACAATAATTCGTGCGCCGTCAATTAAGCATGAATCGTTATTGTTAATAAAGTATTTAGAAACAAAGCCCTTTGATATTTGTAGGCCGGTTCTGACTTCGACGTTTGATTCATAACTGTTTGATTCATCAACAACAATTACGCCGTCAGCACCAACTTCTTCATATGCCTGAATTGCTAGTTCAGCAATACTAGGGACTTGTGCTGATATGTGAGCAATCTTTTGTAGCATTTCGGGGTCTGCTTCTACGGCTTGCTCCTTGATCATTTGGGCAACTGCATTTGCGGTTTCTTCGATTGATTCTCGTATTTGCATAGGTTGACCGCCACGCTCTTGCTCTCGTCGTGCTTCTTGTGCTAAATGATAAGCCAAAATAGTAGCTGTAGTTGTTCCATCGCCTGCTTCTTTAACCGTT